CCGGGCTTTGACCTCCTCTGTTAAGGACAAATTGTCGTCCATCGTAAAGTGAAGGTAAAGTATTCGCTTTTCTTGCCGCTTCTCCGGCAGGATCCATTCTTCATAAAACCAGTGGTGTGGGTTATCCGGGTTGCAGTTGAACCAGAATTTTGCACCACTGACAGAGCACCGGGCGGTGGCCTGCTGCACAAAGGACTGGGGCATTAAAGCCACCTCATCGAAAAACACACCTGCCAAAGTCATACCCTGGATCAGATCCTGGCTGCTTTCGTCCTTGCCGCCGAAGATATAAAACGCGTTTTCCGTACCACCCCGCGTCACCACAAGCACATTGTCGCTACGGCTGTATTTTACCTGATACCCGCGACTTTGCAGCATTGCAGGCAGAAAAGAAAGCACATTCCGGCGAAAGGAGCTGATTGTCTTACCGCACATGGCAAAGTTCATGCCGCTGTAGGTACTCATAGCCCACAGAATATAGCTAAGCGCCATACTCACCGTCTTACCGGATCGTATAGCGCCGTCTGCAATTATTCCGTTTTTGTCGCTCACAGGTGATGTTTTGCACCACCAGGTGAGCACCTGGAGCTGCTTGGCGGAGAATGGCCGAAAGTGAAAGGTACTTATTCTTCCCATGCCTGTTCACCCGCTTTCTGCTCCAAGGCTTCCAAGAAGCCATCGTCTGTCTGCTCATCCTCATGCCCTCGGGCCAATTCAAAGTGACGCAGAAGCTCTGCCAGGGCTTTCACCCGATCAGAGGTATTCGGCGGCTTCGCCGTCTCTGCAAACCCAATGGAGCACAGTGCGTTCAGCACATCCGTTGCGGTAAAATCCAACTTGTCCAGCTTTCGCTTTTCCAGGTCAGCGATAAATTTTTTTACCTTATCATTTCTTAGCAATCGGCTTGCTTGGCTTTCTGCGCTCCCGGGCGCCTTACAATTCGGGTAAGCAGCCTGGTAAGACCGTTTCCCGTTATGGTCGAGCACGTATTCATAACAGAACAGCCTTTGTTTAGGTGTTAAGGTCTCTTTACCCATGCTGCTCACCTCCTTTATGTAGTAAATTCGCGCATTACTCAAATTCATGCATTACTCTTTGTTGTTCTTGATTGCCCAGATGAAACCTACGACAGCGACCCCAAGAATAACAATAGCAAAAATCAGTGCTTCATCTGCCCGCTTTGGGTATTTTTCCTGGAATTCCATTAAATCAAGAATCGAGCCAAGTGCAAAAGAAGCTGCGGTAACAACAAGGGAAATTTCTGCAATTCGCATTCTTTTCTTATCGTCCATTTTTCTCCTCCTTTCTGCTCACCATAATTATAGCACATCTGAAAATGGGCCTCGTAGTAACCGCATTTAAGAAAGGAAAAGCACAAGGGCAAAAACCAAAGAGCGCACCGTTTGGAGCGCTCTTTCAATCTGTTTGGCAGTTTATACTATAACACAGACGGTAACCTGCATACTATAACATCAACATGCATTGCATAGTGGTTTTTTATTTTTTGCATTCCAGCATATCCAGGGACTGCGGGTGAATGCGAGAGACCAGGTGATTGTATGTAATATCTTCGTCCACCGCGATTTTCTCAAAAGTGTCACCGTTCAAATACCGCCGACGCAACACACGCCGGTGCAATGGGCTACGCACCTGCTCAATAGCAGCCTCAATTTCTGCCCGCTGCAACAGAGCAAGCCGGACTTGTTGGTCCAGCTTCTCTTTCAGTTCTATAATGCGATCAACCGTCAAGGTAAAATCCGCCCGCTGCCCGCCTCCCGGCGTGGGAGAGAGGGAAGCCGTGATCTTTTGCGCCCGGCTGTTCAGTTCTTTGATCTCCTGTTGTGTAATCTCAACCTCCGCCCAGCACTCCCGATAGCGTTGCAGCCATTCCTTCTTTTCGTTGTTCGTCATTTTTCCTCCTGCTTTTTATTCTGCTCATTTCTTAAAGTTCGGGCCAAAGCCGATCACGCCAAAAAATGCAACAATGACCGCCCCGGCCACAAGAATGATTTGTGCTGCCATACACATCCTAATCACCTCCCTGTACTTCCGAACCCGCCGTTGCCGCGTTCGGTGTCTACCACCTTGAGCGTTTCTGTTCTTTTCTTATTCCACAAGCGCTTTTTAATTCCTTCCATGTTTTCTCCTCTCCGGATCTATAGTTCGTCTACCACTCTTTCTGCGCAGTACTTCGTCAACTCATCATGAAGCGACTGGGAAACTTGCATTGATAGTTCTATGATCTGTGTCTTTGGCTTACAGTTGGCGCACCACGCTTTCATGTTGCCAGTGTTTATTCCCATTAGTGCGTATGGACCGTAAATGGTCATGCGGTGCCAACACACATCACGGTGGTAACATTGCTCGCAGGTCATTGTGCCACCTCCAAATTCCGTGCAGTCGACTGCAAAACCTGAATGACAGCAGCAGAGAGCTTGGCGCCGGTGGCCGGATCCTTGGCATTGATCTTGCCGATCAGCTCCTGTACCTTTGCGGCAGTTTGTTGCAGCTCGGTAAAGTACACCCGGCAGGCGGCCACATCCGTGTCTGCGCCCGCTGCCTTGGCTTGCCGAACAGCGGCGTCCAATTTGGTGGCGCTGCTGTCCAACTGCCTTTTTAGGTCTGCCTTTTCCTGTTCCAGCTTTTCTAAAGCGGCTTTGGTTTTCTTCTCGGCGTCTGCCTTTGCCGTTGCCAACTTAGCTTTGTATTCCTTGGCAGCTTCCTTTTCAGCCTCCTTTCGGATCGCCGCCGGATCCGGCGCTGCGTTTGCCCGCTGCTGTAATTCTTCCAGCTGGGCGCTGTACTTGGCTTTTACTTCTTGCTCGATGGAAGAACGGAGTGCGTCTGTGTCCACCGGCTCCGGTGCTTCGCTTAATTCGCTCTGCGCTTGGCCGAGATCAAAAGTCAGCTGTTCCGTCTGCTTCTTGTACCGCTCCACCTCAGCTTTCAGCTCACGAACTGTAGCGCTCTCCAGGTCCACATCCGCCGTGAACTCTTCCCGCTCGTAACTGCTGATTTGAGAGATCAACTCCAGTTTGGTGATCCCCAGGTCGGCGTGGTCGGTCATATACTTCTGTCCCAGCTTTTCATAGGCGGATATGTAGGAATAGGCTTGCCGCTGTTTAATGCCGCAGGCTTGCTCGGCGTACTCCTCGAATGTGTCATAGCCCAGTTCCGTGTATAAGCCCTCATCACGCATGGTCTTAAGGTCGTGGCACACATCTACCAGTGCTCTGGCCATCACCTGACCGTTGGCCAGGATCCGGGCGTGTGTGTCATAGGCTTTCTGCGTTGTGGGTGTTACTTCTTGCATTGTGGTGATTTGGTTATCCATAAGTCCTCCTTAACTGACTGCTTTCGTTTTTCTATTCGATCTCAGATAGGCAAGCCAGGCTTGCATGAATTCCTGCACATCCGGTGGTGCAGGTCGGTTGTGATCCGCTCTGCATTGAATGACGGCGCCGTTTTTGAACTCAACGGTCACATAGGACTGATCCGGGTCCGACTGCTTGCGGACGAAAAGTATATCCGTCTTTCTGTCCAGGTATTGTTCCGCGTAACAGGAGTACACACAGTTGTGCTGGGCACAACCCTCTTTCAGCAGATCTTCCGGTCCCTCGGCCGGCCGAATGAACAGCCCGCTGCTGGCGTATGCATATTTGCGTTTCAACTTTGGCAGATCCTTAGCTAACTTCTTTGCCCGCTCGGCTTGCTCTTTTGCTTTCTTTTCGTTGGCTCGGCGTGTCAATTCTTCGGAATACTGCCGGTGCAGATCTCGCAGATTCTGCGGTACGGCTACCTCTTTACGGTTAACATCCAGGCCCAACCGCCTGCACTGATCCAGATAGTCGCTGTAATCTGAGAGCACATTTGTTGTCGTTCCATATCCCGCTGCCTGCCGGTTTACCCAGTTTATTGCCTTTTGAGGAGATAGATTCTGCCGCAAAACATCAAGCGCCTTGTAGCATTTTCGCTGGCTCCATGTGTATTGGAAAGCAAGAAAAAAGAGAATATTTTTATCTGTCATTTTGCAGCCGTATTTTTTCAGTGCCGCTGTTGCTTTGAGTGTGTTACTACTTATGACGCCTTTTGCTTGTAACATACGGTACTCCGGCTTTGTCAGTCGCATTGCCTTGTAAGGCACCACTTGCTTGTAGTCCAGACCGGCTGTGCAATTCCACTCCACCTGTTCGGCTACCAGGTCACCGTTGTCCTCTTTTATTAGACGCTCTGTAAGCACCGGGTACCGGCTGTATTGATACAGCAAACCAAGTAGGTTGACCGGGTAGTTGGCTATAGCACTACGGTGCAGTTGTTGCGCACACTCGTGGTACGCTTCCCATGGAAGATAGCGTAGGTTACTTTTCTCCAGCGCCTCTTCAAAGCCCAGCAGCTTTGCTCCCTCTCCCTCTGTGCACTTCCAGTTGTTGTGATTCAGCTTAACCGGCTCCACCGTACACGGCAGTTTGCGTGTTGGTTTCTGCTTTACGCTAATAGACATACCGCCGCAAAAATAGTCGCGATCGGCTACAAAGTGCTGCCCAATGTTGAAGTATGCAGCGTACAGCAGTCTTCCCACTTCCGGTACGGCCTTAAAGTCATGTGTGTAGTCTTCGTACACCCGGACGAAAGAAAGCAATATTCCGCCGTTCCTTGTCCGCTGCGCCACCGCTACTACTGCCGTATTACACAACTGACTACGGCCACGCCCGGCGTCTTTGACTTGGACTTCGTGCCCGCAGGCGGGGCAGCATACGGTGTCGTTATGCCGCGCAGAGCGGCAGGCGGCGTGCTTGTCCGTCCATAGCCGCATATTCTCAATGTCGATCTGCACATCCTTGCCGCAAGCGGTACAATAGCCATACCTGTGACCGCATTCTTTGTGTTTGAAAAAGTACTGCTCATTGACAAACACCTGCTTGTGCGCAAATGTCAGTATCTTTTTCTCCGGCAGTTTCGGGCGGCCGTCCCAGATTTTCTTTGCCTGTTCCTGCGTAAGCGTGTTCAGTTTTTTTCCCATATCGACACCTCACAGCAGATCCAGCAGGTCGATGATCTCAGCCTTGGTCTCTTCGGTGGTAAAGCCGTAATAGCCCGCTGCCCATTCGCACACGGTGTCATCCGGCACGGCTACGCAGTTGCCCGCTGCTTGTTTCCGCGCGTTGCTTGTGATGTGATCCCAGCAGCCTTTCAGGCTCTTGCCCTCAGCCAGTACCTTGTCGGCGTTGCTGTCATTCACCAGGCAGTGGTCTATAATGTGCGAGCAAAGCAGGCGCACGGTGGCGCTGCCCATCTTCTCCGCCTCCTGGTCGATCTTATCAATGGCTTTTTGGATTTTCTCGGTCATTTCATCGTTACCTCCTTGATCTTCGTCTGCTTGTCAAGTTGAATGTTCATTCTCTCGCCTCGCTTTTAAGCCATTCGTTTATAGTTAAAGTGTTGCAATAAGCCGCCGTTCTTCTGCAGTTAATCGGGCAATTTTCGCACTCTGCGTCTTTGAAGCAACATACAGCTATATCGTTAATAAATATTGCAAGTTCCTCAACACTCATATTTTTTATTCGCTCAAAATTTGTCATTTTTCCACCTCCTGAACATCAATTAGCGCAGATTTTAAGTTTGCCAAATCGTGCAGGTGCCTTTGTATTTGATATTGCAAAAAACTCTCGCACGAGCAAATATCGCAGGGAATACCTGCCATGATCTCCTTGGCGTTATATCCTGCCCTTGCAAAGCTCGCCATATCAGCAGCGGCCTCGGAAGCGGAGAGCACCGTTTCGGCACCCAGTTGGATGGCTTGCTTGTACAGCTTCTCAAATTCGTCATCGGTCGCACCGGCGATCACCTTAACGCTGGATATCTCGCTGTCGAAGTCCAAAGCGGTCTTGACGGAAGCAACGCCCACACCTGTGCACATTGTTTTTTCCCTTTCAATCTTCATTATTGCGCTCCTCAAAGGCCATACCGGCCACGGTGCCCAGGTTGATCAGATCCCTGCATACAGCTTCTGCTTTTGACAGATCCATTGTTCTGATCACGCCCTGCACGATCAGGCCGGATTTAACGACCACCAGGTCCCCGCGCCGGTACAGATCGTACCCCTCTTCTTCCTTTTCGATAGGTTGCAACGCTCTTTTGTTGATGAATGTCATGCCCGCACCTACAATCAGCGGTTGCCATACAGCGCCTGCGGCTACAATGCAGGTGTCCAGCGGGGCGGCATATTCTTCATTGGGGCATTGGTCTGCCAGCGGCAGATCCGCTTTTGGCATTCTTGTCATGATCACGCTGTCATCCTCTGCCAGGTCGGCAACGATCCGCAGCGTTTCCGGCGTGTATTTAGGGTGGCCGTACAGGATGTACCCGCAGCTGCTGTTGCTGAGCATTTGCTCGCCGTCGGGTAGGTCATATAGAAAATAGGTCTTGCTTCGCTTGCAAATGGATAACATTTTCTTAAAGTTCATCTGTCTGTCTCCTTTACGCTTATGCCGTGTATAAACAGCATAAGTTTTCGTTTGATGATATATTCCTTTGTTTTGGCGCCCTTGGTGTCCTCTACCACCTGCTTCCAGGTGCCGTTCGGCTGGCAGACCTCATATACAAAGTCCGCCTTATAAATCACCGGGCGCTCTTTTCGGTATTCGCCGACCCCTGCCGGGATCAACTCATAAGGTACCTGCTCCCGCAGGTTGCGCACCAGTCCGTGCCGTTCCAGCAGTTGCAGCTCCTTTGCCCGCTTGCACTCGCTTTGGCTGTCGTATATGCGGCCGTCCGCTTGGGCTTTGACTGCATGGTATTTGTTCCCGCCTTTTGCCCGCTGCCGGAGATACTCCTGGTACTGGGCAGCAGTCCAGTGTTCTTGGGTACCCATCAGCCCGCTGCCTGCTCCGCCGGTGCGTATGCCATACGGATGAACTGGTGTTCCACGGCACCAATGCGCTGTTGCTCCTGCTCCAGGCACTTCTGCATATATTTGCTGGCAAGCACCGTGTCCTCAAACTCTCGGCGCAGATCATCGGTCATACCGTATTGGCCCAGGCCTTTGGCGCTCTTAAAGGCGTCCCACTTAGGCCGGATCAGCGGGTGATTGATGTTCAGCTTAAAGCCGTAGGCATTGTGCGGTGCCAAGATCAGCTGGGTTTGGCGTTCCTGTTCCAGGTTGCGCACCTTGTCCCGCATTTGTTCCCATTGCTGTATGTATGTCACTTTGTCCTCCTAACACAGGTACCTATGGTTCTTGGCCCGAATAGGGCAGAGCACATAGGATTGATACTTAAAACCGGTGACTTCGTCCTCCCAGTTGTTCAGCGTGTCCTTGACCACATAGTATCCCTTGGGTGCTCTTGGTTCGTCTGCCCAATGGTCGCTATAGATGACCTGGTATTCCGGTTCCGGTACCACCAGGTTACGGCTACGGCTAAAACACACTCTGGACTTGGCCGTTGTGTACTTGCCCTCGTGCCCTTGTTTGATGTGGGTCTCCTCGCGTAGGTACCCGCCGTAGGTGTGGTGGTCTCGATCATCTATTGGCACGAATTCCACCCGACCGTATGGCCACCTGGGCAGCTTGGTCAAGTCAATACCTGACAACGCCATGTGGATATGTGGGTTCTTGTCCGGGGTCTCAATGGCTCTCATCCACTTGAAGTCTACGCCGGCCTTTTTGT